TTTGTGCCGATGTTTCTGCAGGCATCAACGCCATCAGTGTAGAATTACGAATGCCGTGCTGTTTTAACTGAGCACGTAGTCCAGCCCAGTCCACAGCATCAACGTGAGGTACTAGTTCATCAACTTCGTGTTTGTATGTGTCAACAGGCAGTATGCCATCGCCATACTTGGTTTCATTGCTCTTGGGGCAAGCACCAAACTCACGTGCCAGATCTACTGACGCTTTGATCAAGTAATATGACCAGTGCTGAGCCCAACGATCAACCACAGGCAATGCCGCTGGATCACTGTAGCTCAAGTCGTTCTTGGCCAACCAGTAGGCAAAGTTAATGATACCTACACCCAACGGACGTCGTGCTTCCGTGGCCAATTGTGCGGCAATGATGGGATAGTTTTGATAACTCAACAACGCATCAAGACCACGCACAGACAACGTACAGGCCTTTTCCATGTCTTCTGGATCACGGAACACACCCCAGTTGATGGCACTGAGTGTACAAAGAGCGATCTCGCCTTTGTCATCATGCACATCAGTCAAAGGCTTGGTTGGCAGAGTAATCTCACAGCAGAGGTTGCTCATTTTAACAGGAGCCAAGTCAGGTTTGAAACTACTGTGAGTGTTGGCATGATCAACGTTTTGTAGATAAATGCGACCAGTGTCTTTGCGTTCTTGCATGAATGCAGTAAACAAATCTATGGCTTTGATTTTCTTCTTACGGAGTTTGGTATTTCGTTCGGCTGTTTCATACAGTTCACGGAAACGATCTACATCAGTGAAGAAAGCTTCGTACATCTCGGGTACATCATGGGGAGAAAATAAAGTTATGTCTCCGCCAGTCAACAATCGTTCATACATTACTTTGTTGAACTGGATACCGTAGTCCATGTGGCGCACACGATTGTCCTCGGTACCTTTGTTGTTTTTCAGTACCAAGAGATCTTCTACTTCGTAGTGCCAGATAGGGTAATAAAGAGTAGCGGCTCCATTGCGCACACCGCCTTGGCTACACGAGCGGGTAGCCGCCTGGAACATTTTGTAAAAAGGAATAACACCTGTATGATATGCATCGCCGTTGCGAATAGGTGATCCTAACGCACGGATACGACCAGCGCCAATACCAATGCCGGCTTTTTGACTTACATACTTGACAATTGAACTTGATGTGGCATTGATTGAGTCAAGACTGTCATCAGTTTCGATCAACACACATGATGAAAACTGTCGCATAGGAGTACGAACACCAGCCATCACAGGAGTGGGCAATGAAACTTGATGTTGACTGATAGCATCATAGTAGTCGCGTACCCACATCATACGACTGTCTTTGGGATAGTTCTGGAACAAGGTGGCAGCAATCAGCGCATAGGCCATCTGTGGTGTTTCAAAGATTTCTTTTGTGACACGATTTTGTACAAGATACTTGCCACGGAACTGTTCCATGGCAGCATAGGTCAACTGTTCGTCGCGATCGTGACGTATGAATGAGTTAATGCGTTCCCATTCGTCTGTGTTGTAAGCTTCTAGCAGTTCTGCATCATAGAAGCCTGCTGTGACATTTTTTTTAACCAGGTCAAGTATGTGCCATGGTTGGAACTGACCATACACCTGCTTGCGTAGATGATAGCAAATCAGACGACCTGCTACATATTGATAGTTGGGAGTTTCTTCTGTGATAAGATCGGCAGCACTCTTGATCAGTGTTTCTTGAATGTCTGCTGTCTTGATTCCATTGTAAAACTGTATGTGTGATTTTATTTCTACTTGACTTGCTGAGACCCCAGTTATTCCTTCTGTGGCCCAAAACACTACTTTGTGTAATTTTTCTAAATCCAGCGGCTCTTTGTTGCCGTCTCTTTTTGTAATTTGTATCTGTGTCATCGCTACCTCAGTTAATGTTCTTTGTTACCGCTTGTGAATCTATGCTACGTGTGATGTTGATTTCTGGTGATGTGATATTTAACAACTGTCCAGCTTCCCAATTCAGTATATATTTTCCCTTGTTGATCAGGACTAAATTGTCTGCAGAACTACCGTTAACGGCTAATTCCGTGCAGGTTATGTCTGATCTAGAAATCATGTGTAAAGTATACACTATACCCAGAGCTTTTGCAAGACTACAAAAGTGATTATCGGATAATAAATCCCAGGGATCTGGCCACTGCTCTAAATCATCCCAGTGCAGATAGTATGGTGTCCAAGGACATTGTTGCCACCAATCATTGATGGCCAACAGTGCTGTTTCTAAATCGTTAGTTTGGTTATCCTGCCGCAATTGATGCCACTGGGATAACCGGTCTTCATACCGGGTTGGCCACACAGTTATCCTAGATAGCTGATTGAATATCTAAGGTAGCCGCCTGTAGCACCGCTACCCGATGGCAATGTGTATCGTATTTCTATATCTGTGCCATTTTGAACAGCACTGAGAGTTAGATAAGTGGGATTGTTTTCACTGTAATCATCTGTGTAAGTCAGCGTACCCGACGAGTCATCGCCGTCCTGTGAAACCACTTGCAAGGTTCCATATCTAGTTGTTTCGTTGACACCATCTTTGAATTTGTATTGCATAGTAAAGGCTTCTGCTTGAGCAGAATCTATAGTAATGATCTCTGTTGGAGAACCGATTAAATCTAAATATACTTGTTGGCCAACATCTTGGGTGTAAGTTCCAAACTTGTAACGTTCACCTTTATCAATAGCAAAAACTTTTTTATCGTTGATCTTGATGCGCGGTTCCACGAGGTTAAACATTTCACTGCGTTCAAACATGTCGCCCAAGGATACATTGTTGTCCCCGTTAATATCAATGATAGGTGTAGTTGGAGTTTGATCGCCGCCTTGGAAGTCTGTGGCCACATCCAAGAAGATGTTAAACCCAGTCATGTTGTTTTCTACAGCACCTATCACAATACCCTCGTGGTAGATGGTATCAAACAAGTTATGTAACAATCGGAATCCTGATGGGCCGCCATTGACTGGCGTGCCGGTACCGATCAACACACCTTGATACAACGTATCAAATTTTGAATTCTGCACAGTGATGCCTTGTATTTGCTCATCGGTATTGAAAGCATAACTCGAGCCATGGAAGTGGCAACTGTCAAAAGTCACTGTGTTTGTGATTGTGCTCACTGTGCTGGAAAATTGTACTGACACAATGTCAGCTGTGGTTATTCTGTTGAATGTAGACAACACTTGTATAGTGGCATTGTTGTTTCCACCTGAAATGGTAATGACATCGCCCACAGTGTAGCCCTGACCTGGATTGTTCACTGTGACCGTAGTCACGGGACCAGCGGCTACAATATCTACAGTCAACCCAAATCCCGAACCTGAATTGCTTGTGGCCACATTGGTTGCGTTAGTATAACCAGTTCCGCCTACTAGGGATACCGCATTAAAAGAATCCACGCCTTGTGCATTGGCAATATCATTCTGATTGAATGGTCCATTGAAACTGACATCCTGGAAACTGATCTGTTCTGCATCCTCGACCAGGAATAAATCAATTTCTTCGTCGCTTTGGAAACCCATGTTATAGATTTCAATATTCTGCGGAGTAGCGGCGCCATTGTTTCCAATGTTCACACCTGTCTGCTGTAAACTATCTGCTGTGCGAGCCACGTAAGGACCAAATGTAGAATCATCTGCGGCATTTAAAAATATAATAGAACTATCTCCGCCTTCACCATAGAGTTTGCAGTAAGGAGGAATCTTGATTGAATCTGTGACACGATATATTCCAGCAGGGAAAAATAAACTACGACGAACTTGCGGATTGTTTTCACGACAGAACATCTGGTAAAGAGCACGATTTATAGCATTTGTATCGTCAGTTTCGCCGTCGCCTGTGGCCCCAAAGTCTTTGACTGAGGCTGTTTCATCCAGCACTGACTGTAGGGTACGTTGTACAGGATCTCCTGATGTGGGGCCTGTTTGCACAGTGTAGCCACCAGCTTCACCTTTGTAGGTATAGAGCCCAGCAATGGCAAATATATCTGAATATTGTGTGAGGATTTCAGTGTTTCCAATGGCAGGAGCACCTTCTTGTATGGTGCCATTACCAATGAACAATCTGCGTTCGTCTATAACCCACCCAAACTCTGCACCCGCTAGTTGCGGTAAGTTTTCGCTGAGTCCTTTACGCTGGGTGATACGTGATATCTGTACTATTGCCATTCTTGTCTCCGATCACATATTTAGCTGGTCATGTAATAGAGCTCAAGACGCTTCCACCACTGTTGTTCCCAGTGATCAAAATCCCCTTCTTTTAGCACAAATTCTTGGTATTGTGGCGCTGTTGTAGGATTGCCCATGGCGTCAACTTCGGGTTTTACACACATCAGCACCACGCCTTTGCGTATGTTTGTACCGTAGACTTCATTGTGTGCCAGAGCATAAGCGGTGAGCTGTAGGAAGTAATCTTCAATCCATTCTTGGCGCTTGGGTTTGTTGGTTTGCTTGTAGTCCAAGATAGCTTCATCAGTTAAATGTATGCCTGCGCCATCAGTGGTTCCTGCATAGAGTTTGGGGAAATACAAGGGTATTTCAACTCCCCAGAATTCTGTGACATTTTTAAGACCATCTTCGATCACAGTTTCCGCCATGGCATGGCTAGCCCAGCTGTAAGGGTTTGACCCACGTTCTTTGAGTTCACCTGTTTTTACATAGTGCTCTAAGTAGGTGTGCATACGTGTGCCACGATTGGCAGCTTCTGTGGTAATGGCCTGTGCCTGTGCATGACCCACACGATTGCGCCACTCATTCAAAGCACGTTTCTTTTCTTCAGGTTTGGTTTTTTCAAGTATAGTAGTTACACTGGGTAACTTTTTCCCGTCGGGAGTAAGATACAGTCGTCGTCCATCTTCTGTGGTACGGCTTAAAGGTTGATAATCAAATTTTGGATTGTACATAAGGTAGTAGTAGTTTAAAAAGTTTATAATAGGCTTGTCGACCTAGATGATAATTGTCTGGAAACCATTCACTAGACTGAAAAAGATCGTGTTTGCTACCAACTAGATTGGTAATTTTACCAGCAAGATTTTTATTTGTGATACCTTGTGCGGCAGTGACATCACCAAAAATAGATCTAGGATAATTTTCAATAAACAACGAGCAAGAACTAGGAACGATAAATCTTAGCCCAGGAAAACATTGTGCAAAATCATCTGGGATGTCACACAACCCACCAATGACAAAAAAATTAGCTTGTTGATTTTTAGCAATCAATTCTGCACGTCGCATGTTATCTTTGAGACATTGTAACCCATATTCATAAGGATCTTGATCAATAGTTTTACTAGTTCCACGCAAGGCACAAGTAACAAACCAAACAATAGTTTTCACTGCGGGAGTTAGTTTGTCCTGGAGAAGATTTAATGCCTCAGCATTGCCAATAAAACCTTTACTGGCATTCAAGACTTGAAGTCCAGCATCTTCAAAATGCTTTTGTAATCCAGTGTGTGTTACAATCGATCCCTGATCTGGTGGTGCCCATTCTCCACACCCCCAACTGTCACCGGCTATGGCTATCAAACTCGAAAACTTTCTCCGCATCCACAGCGGTCACGTTCGTTGGGGTTGATGAAATCAAAACCTTCGTTCAGTCCATTGCGTACCCAATCCATGGTCATGCCCACAAGATAAGGTTGATGTTTGGGGTCAACATAAACTCTCACACCATTGACATCATAGTGAGCCACACAATGTTGTTGACCTTGTTCAACGTCAACATATTCTAGAGTGTATGCAAGTCCTGAACACCCTGTTGTACGTACACCAATTTTGATGCCAAGGCCTTGCCCGCGGCGAGCTAGATTTTCTTTGACTTTGCAGGCCGCTAGTTCAGTTATTGATATCATGTTTTTTACGATAGTCTTCTATGGCTGCCTTGATTGCATCTTCCGCCAAAATGGAGCAATGAATTTTAACAGGAGGTAGTGCTAGTTCTTCGGCAATTTGGGAGTTTTTAATTGCTCCAGCTTGGTCAAGGGTTTTTCCTTTGACCCACTCTGTGACAAGGCTTGAGCTCGCAATCGCCGAGCCGCAGCCATACGTTTTAAACTTAGCGTCTGTAATAATACCTGTATCATTATCCACCTTTATCTGTAATTTCATTACGTCGCCGCAGGCAGGAGCACCTACCATACCTGTGCCCACTGTGTCGTCTATGTCCAGTTTGCCCACATTGCGTGGGTTTTCATAATGATCAATTACTTTGTCAGAATAAGCCATACCGATCTCCTATCGTTTATTATAATGGTTTTTGTTGACAGAGTCAACCGTTTTGGTATTTACTTGAGATCAATGGCACGTTTGGCCATTTGGTTCACAGTTTTACGAGCTTGATCCACGCTCATTTTATCGCCACCTGGGGCACCAGCAACTTTGGTGCCTTTCCAAATAATCTCATCGCCTTGCACGTTGTCGATTATGTTGTTCAAAGGTTGTTGGCTGGCCAGCAAACGGAAACGGTCTGCGGTCATGTTGATACCGTTTTCACGTGCAATCTTGACAAACGCATCCACGCTCATTGGTTTGACTGCATCAGTGTCCTGTGCTCGTTTGAGTAAAAACTGGCCTATGGCGGCCAGTTTCATTGAGTCTGGATCCTGGAATTCACGGATCAACATATTATCTACGCTCGCGGCCTAGTGCTTTGGCTGGCGGAAGTTCTTCAGTGTCTATATTTGCATCTAGACTAAGATCTAATTCTTCTTCACCAGTGTCAGCACCGGATACATCTGCTCCTGGAAGGGGAGCGGCTCCTGCGGCGCCAGCATCTTGTCCTGGAACCACTGGGGCTTGACCTGTGAGTACACCTTGTGCGGCTTCCAGTTGGGTTTTTGAACCCTGGAGGCCCTGGATAAGACCTTGTAGTGAGGCTGTGACATCATTGTTAAACTGCTGTGCTTGATCCATACCAAGATCGTTACGGATACTGTCTACCAGAGCTGGCAAATCTTTGAACTGCATGGCTGAAACTTGTTCAATCATTTTTTGTACTTGGTCAACCATGTCTTGAGCGGCCAATACTACCTGAGCTTGTTGGATCTCGCTGGCTTCACGCAGACGGCGATTGTGTCTGCTACGACTTTCGGCTGTGGCTTGAGCAGATGCCTGCTTTAACATTTGTTGTAGTTTGTTGGCTGTGGTAGGATCACTCATGGCCTTTTGTAGTCCACCCAACTGTGTTCCCAACGCGGCACGTTGACGAGGATCCAATGCTTTGCCTGCAACTGCGGTATCAATGGCTTTGCCAAGAACATTGGCTTGACTGCCTTGACCTGTGGCTGTGGCAACTTTTCTTACACCAGAGGCTGCCGCGGCAGCCTGTTGAGCAGGAGTCTGCTGTGCCATGGCCATGCCAGGTGCGGCGCCTGGTTGAGATTCACTCATACCAACTTGCATGGCAGACAGATCACTCATGGCCTTACGAGCCTGCGCACGATCCATTGTGACTGCATATTTTTTATCACCAAAGAAAAACGAATCTTTGCCAAAGTCTGCGGCTCGAGCATGTGCTTTGATAAACTCAGCAGTGGCTTCTGGACCACCTAGTTTGGCACTGGCTTTGCGCCATGCATTGACCAAGGCATCATGAGTGAAGTTGGCTGCACTGCGGCCAACACTGCCGCCAAGAGTGGTACCTGTCATAGCAACCGGTAAACCAGTTCCAAGGCCGCCACCAATGGCACCACCAGGTCCCAATGCGACACCGCCGATTATTGCACCAGGTATAGCCCCTAGAGCAAAACCAATACCAGCACCCAAAACTTCGCCTGCCGCCTTACCTACACGTTGCATGCTTTGTGGGGCTACTTCTTTTATTTGGTTTGCCAGGGCCTGTTCCATCACTATCAACTTGAGATAGCTGGGATTTTGTTCGCTACGATGAAAATCAGGAGTGGAGCGATGCTCTTTGATCAATCCACGCACTTTGCGAAGCATAATCTGTGCTTTTTGTGGGGTCATGGCATCAATGGCCAGACTCTGTCCAAAATGGCTCTCAAATACTTTGAGGCTTTGTTGTGTTTTGGTTTTTGATTCCAATTCTTGCAGTTTCATCGTTGAATCCTTTTTGTTGCCAGTATTTAGCCAGATTTACACATTTATCCAACTGTTCTTGAGCATATTTTAAACGAGCTAGGCTTTCGGCCAGCCGGTCAGCAGTCACAAATTTCAGTGCAGAATCTGTGCTGTTTGCCAGGGTATTGCGGTAATACATGATTTCATCTGACCTACGTTCTACTTCTAGGTCAAGTGTGATCAATTCTTGTGCCAAACTATCTTTTCCGTATTTGTCAGCCACACACCATGATATGGCTACTTTGCTAGAGCTGGGTTCTACAGCCAATGTGGCGCTTCTATATACTTGGAATGAACGTGAATTACGAGTGATGGTGTATCGTCCAAACGCACGAACAGTGCTGTCCATACGAACAATGGCATTGGGGTTGTTTAGTAAATGATCTCGTGTAAGACGCTCCAGCATGAGCTGGGCTTGACGTTCGCTTATTTTAGGACGTAGTGTGTGAGCAGCCAGCCCACTATTCCTGTCAGGAACACTATGATTCCTACTCCCCAGTTGATCAGGCGATCGGTGTTGCGCCGACTCATGTTTTGCACCATGTCGTGGACTTCTCTGATCACTGTGTTTAGATTGATCACGGTTTGTTCCACTGTTTCCAGTTTTTCTTCCAGGTACTTGTACCTCTGAGCGCACAGTTCCACGTGAGTTTCTAGACTTTTCTTTTCGATGTCCGTTGTTTCCATTGGAATTAGAGTCTTTCTTGGTTGACTGTTTATTTAGCGTCTTGGGCATGATAAATGATGTTGGGATTGGTGCCTGTGGCACTTAATATAGGTTCGAGACCCGAGTCTTCAGTGAGACCAGTGATCATAGGGGTGTTGTCGCTGTCTTGTTTTAGCACCCAAAATTCGTCATTGTCTACTAGCCATTGTGCATTGGCTTCTATTTCAAAACTGAATTGCCAGCATTTTTTATCTGGAAACAACGGCGAGTCGCACAGGGTTGGTGATTCAATATTAAACATCTGTGTACGTAACCCTATTAACTGTAACAATGTATCAAAATTGCGTTGTTGGTTGCGGGCACGATTTAGTTCTGCTGATGTCACGATCTGGTTGCCATTTTTATCAGTGACAGGAAATGCTATGTTGCGGGTGTGTCCATTGATTCCAGTATTGGTGATATCAAACAGGCTGTGGCATTCAACTTTCCGCATTGTGTTTGAGTTCATAATATACCTTGACCTGATCTAACATTTCATTGAGCGCAGGATCTGTCTTGGCAGCACGTCGTATGTTTCCCCAAATCTTGTCTTCTTTCAATGTGTCAAGTTTGTCTTGCGCATAGGTGTCCATGCTGACCATTTCTCTGTCTAACTTACCCACATGCCGACGATATACTGTGTGTCCACCGTCTGGGCTTTCAAAAACATATTCTCCGCTCATGCAGGTATTTAAGCCGTAAAAAAACCCTAGCTAATAAACTAGGGTTTTTACTTTCACTAGCTAAAGGATTAGTTTGTGAATGTTGCTGACTGAGCTGTGGTAACTGCGTAACCAAGAGCTGTTGTCAAGGCTGCGTCTAAGTCACCAGCGTTGGTGAAGTCCCAGGCCGCAGTTGGGTATGTTGCCAATGCCAATGTAGCTGTATTGCTTGAATTTGTTGTAAATTCATAGATAGCGATAGTAGCTTTTTGTTGGATTGTCTGGATAGCGATTGCCAAAGAAGCACCGCTAACTGTTGCGTTACCTGTGAATGTAACAGTACCAAAGTCTAACTTAGGACCAGCTACGTTAACGGAAGCACCGCTAGTTACTGTGTTGATACCTGTGTTGTGACCTGCACCAGGTGCTGATGCTGTGGTGCCTGAGTCCATTACGACTACTGGTTGAAAGTCACCGGATGTACGTGTAAAACCTGCCATGATAATTCTCCTTAATAAGTGGGCTTCTTGCCCTACACTTATTTATACCAAAACGGCGAAATCGGGCAGTATCAGGTCAAAACAGGATTGTTACGGGCAAAGTTTGCCGCACTAAAACGCATACGGTTCACAAACTTCATGCCATAGGCCACATAGCCTTCGTGTCCTGCCACACCGTCTATGCTGGCGTTTACACCCGACGATTGTGCATCCAGCTGGCGCACCAGTTCATTCTTGACGCTGGTTATGTCCAGGAAACTCTGGAACACAGCGGCCACTGCTTCTTTGTTTTCTGTGGCCCACTCAAATATGCGCGGCGCCTTGGCGGGTTCTTTGGCCTGTATCCAAGGACCAAACCCACCTACGAGATTGTTGAAGTTGCCTTCTCTGACTTTGCTGTTGATGTAGGTTTTCATCAACGCTGGAAGATTGGTGATTTTTCTAGCTCTGAGTTCTTGCGGATTAAACAGCTGATCAATGGCCGCGCCTTGTGCAGTGGCCAGTTGTTTGATCTTGTTGACCGTGGTGGTGTCAAGTTTGATGGGTTTAGGAGCATCGAGGTAAGGATCCACGATCAGTAGGCCCGACACTGGTTTTAACATTTTTGCCAGCGAGTCTCCTTGTATTGGTTGCGCGGCATCACCAGGGGCAGCCAGAGTTGTATGCACAGCCACGCCAGCTTGGCTTTGGCCAATGCGTTGACCCATGTCCGACTGTACTGGTACTGAATATGCCACGGTGTTGGGTTGGAACACGTATTGATTATTGACCACAGGAGGAGTATTAGCGTACAGCAAATCGCCTTGGATGTATCCACGGAAGTCTGGTGGCACAGCGGCACGCAACAGCGGAAATAATTTCTGATAGATTGCCACTAGCTCGCCGCGTTCTCCGCCACGTCCAGCCATTATCTGGGCAATCATTGCTGGCGAAGTAGCCAGGCCATCGTATCCTTTGGCCAAGAAGCCTGCTTTGTCAGTGAGCACAAAATCACCATTGGGTTTGCGACCAAATATGATGGCAGGACGACCATCCCATTTCACAGTGGCCTGCCGAGGGGTTCGTGCTGTGTTTTCTATACCAGCAATGGCTCGTTGTATGCCAAGACTGCCTTCATCAAACACTAAATCTTCAGGATGAGCGATGCGAACATCTTCCATGATCATGACCATTCCTTGATTAACTATACGATCTCTCAGTCTAGCTAGGAAATGCACGTCATTTTCAGACACAGGAGCATCAGGATCAGGTAGTCCTTCTTTGGCAAGATATTCACGGAAATCTGTGAGCTTGATGTCACGTTGAGGATCACGGGCCAGAGCCGCATAGATGGTCTCTACTGTGGACAGGTCTTTGCGTGTGGCTCGTTTGTTCAGTATGGCCTTGGCCACTGCATCAGGATCTTGACTCAATAGCTTGTTGGTTTTGCGGTCAAACATACCGTTGATACCAACTTTAAGGCCCACGGTTTTGGCTATGCTACTCATTAACACAGCACGTACCAGCCCTTTGTAAGCAGTGTCAGCGCCTTGATTGTAGAAGAATGTTCCCCAGTCAACATTGGGCAAGAACATAAAGTCTGTTTGCACAAATCCACGTTTGGGATCACCAGCTATGGGTGTGCGTAGATGTACTTCTCCTGCTTTTTTTACATATTGCTTTGGATCAAGTCCGTGACTCTGCGCCCACTGTGTGAGACGTGCGGCCATTTGTTCTTTGGAGATTTCATTGGCATCAATGGCAATGTCAAGATCGCCCGATGTAGGAACTTTGCCTGTTGACCCTAACCAACGTTCTCGTGGCAAGTCTATGCCAATCAGTTGTTCTAACCACATCACAGTGGCTGGAATGTCGCTTTGATTGATACGCTGTGTCATTGGGTTGCCATCAGCATCCTTAAACACATTGCCACCTTCTGCCAACATAGCACGTCGCAAAGTTTGACTTTCAGAGACTCCGGCACGACCAAGATCATCCATGTCAACTTCGGGTTGGGCGGAACCTCTTGTGACTTTTTCCATGGCGGATGCTATCATGCTTGACATCTGTCGTGCACCGGCTCGGTCTCCTGTCACAGGATCCACAAAGGCAGCGGTGGTAGAATCCCACTCGTACTCAACTTCAGACCGTTGCCCATTGGCCGCAATGAATATGCCTTTTTCTCGGTGACCATCGGGTATGGTGTACACTGGATTGGTCATGACTCGTTGATACTGAGGAATAAAATGTGCAACCATGTAGTCTCGCACCAATTTTGGGTCGGTGGCTGTGATCATGGCCTGTATCTGTGCCATGTTGGGTTTGGTCTTTGTTTCACGAGCCAACCAGGCCGCAAATGTTTTTTGATATTCTGCTAGATCCATGGCTTCGCCAGGGCCCTTGGAATCATTGATTTTACGAGCCAATGTGTCCCAGGCCTTGGTGAAAGTATCGGCTATGGGCAATACATTAGCATTTTGGCGGGCTCCTGCGGCAGCTTTGGATATGGCCTGTGCCCATTGCCTGGGATCCCGGCCTAGCTCTGCAGGCTGTGGGCCGCCCCAAACATCACGCTGAGCTGTTTGTCCGATCGCTCGTAAATCTGACAGTAGCCCTTCTCGAAATATATCATGAATTTTCATCAGTGCGCCTTACTGTGCGTGTGAATTTTGATGGATCACGCATCTTTATGGCGTTGATCAACTTTCGTTGTAGATTTTCAGACTGCTCAACATCGTAGGTCTGTTCGATCTGCTCTAGTAGTCGTATGGCGCTGGCAATGATATTGCTGGCACGATTTTCGATCACGTGTCTGCGATCGCGATCGATGTACATGGCATCCAGTTCTTCTAATATACTACGGGTCTTTTTTTGCATGATCCTAAACCTTTGTAATATATTTATCGATGTGGTGTATGTAATCCCGTAAATAGATCATGAACAATTTTTGTGTTTTACCTTGGTTTGGACGGGAATTAAACTGGACTAATCGCATTGATACTCACTGTTGTCTATTGCCCAAGCAGTATGATATCAAAAAAATACAGCAGGAAATGCTCGCGGGCAAACGCCCTGCGGAATGCCAGAAATGCTGGAATCTCGAAGATCAAGGGCTGACCAGTGATCGACAGTTAAAAAATGCCGCTCTGGATTGGTATTGGGATAGAGATTTGCAGTTTATCAAACAGGACGCCGCACAAGGGCTGGAAAAAACCTTGATGCTCAAGATGATGACCAGTTACACTTGTAATGCCGCTTGTGTGAGTTGTAACGCAGGAGCTAGTAGCAGTTGGGCAAAATTGGATTACAAAGAAAATCCCAAATTAGGCATGAAGAAATATCAATTCATTGATCTTGACAAGGTCTACAGTGAAATAGATTTCTCCAGCTTGGTGACCTTGACTCTGTTGGGCGGCGAACCCTTGTATGAAAAAAAGAATTTCCAAGTATTAGAACGCTTGCTGGAACTGGGCAATGATCGATGCTTTATCAGCATGGTGACCAATGGCAGCGTGGCTCTGTCGGACGAATATAAAAAGATTTTGTCAAAATTTAAAAATCTTAATTTTTGCGTCAGCATTGATGGTACTGGGCCTGTGTTTGAATATGTGCGATATCCATTGGATTGGTCTTTGTTAGAACCAAATTTAAAGTTTTTCCGAGAACTTACTACGTTTGTTTCAGCAAATTATACACTGAGCAATCTCAATGTGTTGTATCACAATCAAACTGTGGCTTGGTTTGCGGAACAAAAAATAGAATATGCCAACAATCCCATCTATCATCCAGCATGGTTACAGCCACGTGCATTGCCTGTTCATGTCAAACAACATTTAAAAACAGTTCTCAATCCTGTGGACTACGATACCTATATAGGTGAAGTCCACAGTGAAACTGATCAAAGCAATTTTGAAGAATTTTTAAAACAGATAAAAAGACAAGACAATCTCAAAGGTATCAGTATCAAAAACTACCTACCTGAGTTGTGTGATTTAATTGGTCTTGACTTGTTTGAGTAAGTCTTTTAATTTTGAACTGTCTATTGATGCTGATATCTTGGCCACTTCGCCGGTGTCATCATCTATGGTTTCATCAGATTTTACCGCTACTTGACTACGAGCTTTGATAGAATCATAGATGCTGGGCTTCTTGACAAAACCCGAACTCTGTTGCTGATCCTCGCCGAGGTCTCTGATGCGCAGACTTTCAAGATCAAACTCTAAGTCAACCTTTTGTCCTACTCCTGCACTGGATCGAGTTTTCATTAACTGTATCTGATAACGCCCACGTTCACGCATGGCTCTTGATGTAAAGATACCAAACACGTTGTCTGCTGTGTTGATCTTTGAAATACCGCCTGATATATGACTGTGGTCAAATTCAATTTCTTCCACGGCCGCACGGTTCAACTGACTAGCTGTGACAAACAACACATTGAGCTCCTTGGCCAAGTTACGCAGTTCTTCCGAAACATACTTGTCTTTGACAAACAAGTCATTGGGACTGACTTTGGCGCTCACAGGCATGATCAAGTCTAAGTAGTCCACACACAAAAAGTCCACACGCTTGCCTGTTTTAACTTGCAGTTCTTTTAAGTATGCACGAATGTCATTTACAGTTGATTGGGCTGGCATGTACTTGATTTGTAAAGCCCCAGACTTCTTCTGCATCATCTTCACTTTCATTTCCACTGTGTCAATGTCTTTGAAGATTTCCTTGCTGGATGTATTGGTCATCATGGAGTCAATACGCATACTACACAAACCTTCACTGAGTTCCAGGGTGAGATAACAGCCATTGAGTCCGGCCTGTGCCCAGTTCACTGCCAGGTTCTGCATGAACAAACTCTTGCCCGAGCCCGAACCACCAGCAAAAATCTGTAGTTCGCCACGATTAAATCCACCGTACAACAATCGATCCAAGGCAGGCCAACCTGTGGAGTTTTGCCCATTGTTGTTTTTCAGCGCCATAAGTCGACTGCGTGGATCGTCAAAGTAATCTGTTCCTAGATCTTTGGTCAAACTAATTTGTACTGCATCTTTGATCAGTTTCTCTACAGGATCAAAATTGCCTTTTTCCAGCAAGTCTGCCGACTTAAGAATAGCACGTTCTAGTTCTTGTCTACGGGTGAATGCTTCAAACTCTTCCATAAACCAGTCAAGGTGACCGTCATTTAAATCTGGAATCTCTTGTAAGGAAATATTAGTAACAGCCGATACCTGTCTGCGATCTGGCAGAGTCTTATGATTGTCCGCATGTTCTTTTATAAACTTAGCCGCTGAACGCAGGCTACGATCAAAGTTTTCTTCGTTGTAGATATTTTGCACTCGCACAAAACTCTGTGCGTCTTGCATTATGATCTCTAAGAATAGTCGTTGTACTTCTACTGAATAGTCTTTCATGTGTGTTCTCTCGTTGTATCTATGAGTTTAATCTTTGAGGCTGTGATTTTTAAATCCATTTTATCTCTTTTAGTTTGGGCAATAGCGACGTGACGAACCAATGGTGATTACCTGCCGCGCCCTGATGACCAAACCAAGCATGAGTTTCAAAATCTGCTGGTTGATTTACGTTGTAGTTCACAGAATAGTAAGTATCATGATCTATCAGTATTCGTGGATCGCTGTATGCTTGTTTTTGTACACTATTCAGAGTGACCCATCCTGTGATTGGCTGAAAGGGCTCAGACAAGTTTAGTATCAGTATACGGTTGGTAATTTTTTCTAGATACGCAATCAAAGTTATTAGTTGACGTAGTATCTGTGCTTCTTGCCAACTGCGATTCCACTGATCAATTTCTTGTCTACCAAGCTGGTGGCGAGTCAATTGTTTTAGTCCGCCATGACAAGGAACTTGTGGTTTTGCTACTTCGTGTAACTTATTGTCAAACTTGGTATACAGTTTTGATGTAGCATCATTTTCAAACACAGTGAGTCGCTCAATAGGCGGCACACCAATGACTATGTAATCATCCTGGTTAAATAAATTTGCGTTGGCAACAATGATATGCGCAATACTGTCTATGTTGTTGCCGGGCCAACTAAAGTTTTCAACACCTTCAATGTTAAGTTTGTTGGCCAACAGTCCCCACCACGAGTCTTTGGGCTCGACGCAGAATCCTGGTGTGCTATAGCTATCTCCAAAAATGTATAACTTAGACATTGAGTTTCCTTAACAAATTCTTCTTGGCCATTTCTATACGAATGCGACTGGTGTTTCTAGATTCAAATATGCTCAACATAGTTGCTGCCTTGCCATAGCGTCGAACAGCATCATTAACGTCTTTGACATCTGCGGGCCAGTTGGGCATGCTCACTGCCCAGCCCAGTTCCAGGGCACGATCAACCAGTTTCATTCCGGCTTCATCATGATCTGGAACCACAGTGACTTCTCGTTCCAATGATCGTATCAAGCGCACCTGTGCATCATTGATTTCAGCGTGTAACACAGCCAGGCCACCAACACACAATGCATCAAATACACCTTCCATGACCAGCACATGCTGCCAGCTGTCTTGTTGCAGGTCTGTGCCAAACACATAGCCCGGTTGTATGTCTTGTATGTACTTGGGCGTTCTATCATCTAGGAATCTAGTGGTATGTCCTACCACTTGACCATCATGTGTGAAAGGAATTACAATGCCTGGCCTAGGCATGGTTTTATAAAACAGTGGATAGTCTGTGGGTATACCACGAGCATTGAGATATTCCACAGCTGATTCATTTAGTGGTTGTGTATCTGCTGGCAAGTCACGATCTTCAAATTCGATACCTTGTAATCGTTGCACCACTTGTTGTCTATCATTGAGTATGCCTTCAATGTTCTTGTGCTTGAGACTTTCAAGATTGATACGTTCAATTTCATTGCGATCTACATTGAGCCAACCCAGTAGCTTTCTGGCTTTAAACGATAAGTTACGGCCCAACACAAAGCTGGCAGTGAACCCGCAGTTGAAACAGTGATAGCTCCAGTCTTGATTTGTGATTTTGATACCACCACGCTGTCGACGATCTGCACTCTCTCCATTGTGTACACAACAGGGTGCGTTGAAGCTGACCCAGCCCGAACTGGTACTTTTGCGTTTTGCCGGCAAGTAAGAAAGTATGTCTATCACACTAGCATTTTAGCATACTTTATGTGTTCAATCAAGTGATCTGCTATGAGTTGATGGCCTTTTTCATTGGGATGTCCTCCACCAGCAAAAGGTTCCACATTTAGATCTCGTCTCTTTTGGACCAGTATGTCTCGGAAATTGGTTCCAGAATAGATAAGGCTAGGTGCAGTTACTCCATATCGATTTTCCAGCACAGAAAATTGAACCACGGGTATGCCATAACGACTTTGGGCTTGATCAAATAGATTTATTGTTTGTTGGAAATTGTATTCTGCCCACTCGCGATGATAGCTCATGCCCAACCATAATTTTTGTAATCGGAACCAGTTATCGTCGATGTCAGGATTTGGTTGGGTGAGCCAGGTTCCGTGCATGTGCCGATTCCATTGCGGGTCTTTACGGCTGATTTCATGCAAGGGATTAAACCAACTTTGTCTTGCGGCATCAGTTAACCCCACCACAAAAATTACATCGTCCGTGGGCATGCCATTGCGCAGATACCACATCAGGTTCCAGCGCATGCTTTCTAAACTTGAACCCGGAAAAGCCATGTTGTCCAGTTCCAGTCCATAATGCTTGGCTATTAAGCCAGCATAACAATTATCTAGTCTGTAGGGCCTATTTTCATCGTAATGATCACGGAATTCAGCTTCGCTCAGATTGCGAAATTCAGGAGCCACAAGCTCGTCGCCATAGGTCCAACTACAGCCAAATGCCACAACTTTTTTAATCATATCTACGTTTGAGTTCTTCAATTATCCATTGAGCAATCAACTCATGCCCTGCTTCTGTTGGGTGCTCACCAGGCATGAACAGTAAATTTTGTTGATCCAATTTTTTTAGTTTAGTCAGTATGTCAGTAGAGTTCCAGAAGTTTTTGCTGTTAGAAGTATATTGATTGGGTAACATATAAAAATGCAATGCATCAATATCGTAGAGCTTGGCAATGCCATCAAGAAACAGCACAGTTTGTTGAAAGTTATACCGCTCCCATTCATCACAGTGGCTGAGCATCAACCATTTTTTATAGAGTTCTACCCATTGCGGGTCAAGTCTTTCATCAATGTAATGGTGATTGATTGAAAGATTATGTACGTGTTTGTTAAAACTAGCATCGGCCTGTTGAAAACTGGTTGCATAATCTGCAAAGAACCAACTTTCTCTGCTGGTGCCAGTAATTCCAGCCAGTATCAAACTGTCTGAGATATCCGGAGTTTGTTCCA